GAAAAATGTTTTTATCTGAATCAATGCAAAACAAGTGGCAGCCCGTTTTAGACCATCCTGATCTTCCTGAGGTCAAAGATAGTTATAAAAGAGCCGTTACTTCAATGGTATTAGAGAACCAAGAAAAAGCGTTAAGAGAAGACGCTGCTTTCTTATCAGAAGCTGCGCCTACAAACGCAACTGGTTCCGCAATACAAAACTGGAATCCTATTTTAATTAGTTTAGTTAGAAGAGCAATGCCAAACCTTATCGCTTACGATATTGCTGGTGTTCAACCTATGTCAGGCCCAACAGGCTTGATTTTCGCTATGAGAAGCAGATATGCCTCTCAAAGTGGTGGTGAAGCTCTTTTTGACGAAGCTGATACAGATTTTTCTGCTAGAAACAAAACAGGATCATCTACAAGTGGGGCTTCCGCTGTAGCACAATCTGGGGAAAACCCAGCTGTACTTAACGACTCAATCGGCACATCTACTGGTTACACAACTGGTACATCTATGACTACTGCTTACGCAGAAGCATTAGGTGACGCTGCTGGTAACTCATTTGCTGAAATGGCGTTCTCAATAGAGAAATCTACTGTAACGGCAGGAAGCAGAGCGTTAAAGGCTGAATACACTATGGAACTTGCTCAAGACTTAAAAGCAATCCATGGTTTAGACGCTGAAACAGAATTATCAAACATCTTATCTGCTGAAATCTTAGCTGAGATCAATAGAGAAGTTGTAAGAACAGTTTATAGAACTGCTGAAGTTGGCGCTGCTGACAATGATAATTCACATGCTGCAATTAACACAACAACTGCTGGTATATTTGACCTTGACACAGACTCTAATGGTAGATGGTCTGTTGAGAGATTTAAAGGTCTTATGTTCCAACTAGAGAGAGATGCAAACACAATCGCTCAGAGAACAAGAAGAGGAAAAGGTAACATGATTATCTGTTCTTCAGATGTTGCCTCTGCGTTACAAATGGCGGGTGTTTTGGATTACACTCCTGCATTAAACAACAACTTAAACATTGACGATACTGGTAATACTTTTGCTGGTGTATTAAATGGTAAGTACAAAGTTTACATTGACCCATATGCTGCTAACATGGCAAGCAATGCGTCACCTACTAAACAGTACTACGTTGTTGGTTACAAAGGAACTTCTCCATACGACGCTGGTTTATTCTATTGTCCGTATGTACCTCTACAAATGGTTAGAGCAGTAGGTCAGGATAACTTCCAACCGAAAATCGGTTTCAAAACTAGATACGGTATGGTTGCTAATCCATTTGCTGGTGCTTCTGCGTCAGGAAATATTACTGCTGACGGTGTTGGTGCAATCAACGCTAACAGATACTACAGACGTGTTCAAGTTACGAACATCATGTAATATTTGTTGAGAAACAAATTTAAGAAGGGCGCTTCGGCGCCCTTTTTTTTAGCATAAATAAAAGTAGATTATGTTTTATACTGAAAGAATAACAATTTACAAAGAGATACCCATGTGGAAAAGAACACCATTTAAAGAACTGTTAGGAATACTAGTAGTAGGTGGTTTTATTACACTATTAGCATTAGGTCTTAATTACTTACAGAAACCTAACGCATTAGAGAACATAGAACAACGATTAGATGAAGCAGAGAAATCACAATCTGTGCTTACAGAAAACGAACAGAAACTAAAGACAGAAGCTCAAACTAAAGAATGGGAAGAGGTAGACGAAAAACAGATAGTACCTCTACCAAAACCTAAGTAAAATTCATATAAATAGCTGTATGACAGTAACAAACTCATACACTAGACAACCTACTAAACTAGACTATGCTAGTCCTACACAGTTTAAGTTTTCTATAATTAAGTTACCTAAAGTAGAATATTTTTGTACTACAGCAAATGTACCTGGTATTACACTAGGCACATCAGCACAAGCTACACCTTTTAAAGATATACCTATACCTGGTGATAAACTAGATTACGATACATTAAACATACAGTTTTTAGTAGATGAAAATTTAGAAAACTATAGAGAGATACATGGTTGGATGACTGGTCTTGGATTTCCTAAAGATCATTCACAATTCAGATCATTACAGGCTGCAGGATCAGACAGATATCCTACAACAACAAGTGAAACTTACAATAAAGAATTAGGACAAGTTGTAAAACAAACTTCAGATGATGGTGGTTTATATTCAGACGCTACATTGTTTATCTTAACAAGTAAAAACAATTCAAATATAGAAGTACGTTTTAGAGATATTTACCCTATATCATTATCTGGTTTAGATTACAATCAACAAGCGACAGATGTAAATTATTTAACAGCAAGTGTAACGTTTCAATATAAACTTTATGAATTTGCTAATGTAAGTGGTAGTGGCACACTAGAAACTACAACATAATTATAACATATATAACATTATGACAGTACGTGTAAGACCTAAAGATTTAAAACTTCCCGAATATATGACAAGAGGTGGCCCAGGCGACCTATCAATGCCAGGTAACGTCAACACTACAGAATGGTGGCGACCTGAACATATGTCAGAGCTTGGTAAAAAGAAAGCTGCTGAAAAAGGATCAATAGTAGAACAAGCAAAAAGTAAAGAAATATATTTTTGTGGTATACCTTTTACACAATTATACAACGAAATAGATGGCAGATATCAAGCATGTTGTTTTGCAGAAGCTGATAAAATTAGTACCATAAAAAATACTTCATTAAAAGACTGGATGAATAAAAGTGCTTACATGAATGTATTGAGAGAAGAAATGACAACACCAGGTTCTGATCTAAAGTTTGTTAAGAAATTTTGTAAAAGATGTGTTACAGACGAAGAAAAATATGGTAGGTCCAGAAGAACAAACTGTTTAAAAATACATACAAACAATAGTGTTTTTTGGGATGACATTGAGCATATAACAGATAGATTTAGAAAAACAGGTGAATACAAACTTGATAGAAGGGTTTTAGAAATACAATTAAAGATATATGGCTCAGAGTGTAATTTAGATTGTTTTATGTGTCTTCATGCTAACTCAACTACAAGAATGAAAGTAGCTGAAGGTGGTGTATGGAATCAAAAAGTATGGACTGAAGAAAACGCAGGTATTCAAATACAAGAGTCAAACGAATTAAAATCAAAGTATAAGTTAGTAGGACCTAAACTAAAAAAAGTATTAGAAGATAATACACCTGGTTCAATAGAACAAATACTAGAACTAGCACCTTATACACGTAGTATAAAAATCATAGGTGGTGAGCCTCTTATTATGAAAAGACAATATGAGATGTTACAGGCACTAATAGATAGTGGCGATTCAAAAGAAATTATAATAAAATTTCAAACAAACATGACTAAAATGGCTAGAGGTAAACATAATATATTTAAATTTATACCACACTTTAAACTTGTAACTATGGTCGCTTCTGTAGATGGTATAGGTAAAACTATTGAGTACATGAGAAGAAGAACAGATTGGCCTGAACTAGTTGACAATATAGAACAAGTTAAAAAATATCCTAACGCAGTCGTAGATTTTAATGGTCTAGTTTCTTTTTTAAGTGTTATGAGATTTTACGAAGTTGTAGATTGGTGTAAAGACAATCCTGTTATAGATCAAATTAATTGGGCAATGTTAGAAAACCCTAAACACTTTGCAGTACATAACTTGCCTAAAAAATTAAAATTAGAACTAATAATAAAATATTCAAAGTTTCCTGACATTGTAGCTGCGTTAGAAAAAGAAAACGATTCAGATGTAAATATACAAGATACATTTCAATACTTTTTACAACAAGATAGATACTATGTTGGCACTAAATGGGAATCACATTTGTTTGATGTTTTTCCTGAACTAAAAGAATTTTACGATCCTAATTATGTATCGCCAGATGAATTAGATAAAAGGATGCAAACTGAATTGAAGAAAGGTATAGAAAAGGTCTATGAAGAAGACTTATTAACTTAATATATACTATAACAATATAATGGAGATCATATGACATTTGACGAACTACAGGCACTCGCCGATAAAGACCTAAAAATAAATGATACTGAACTTGATTTAGAATCATTAAAAACACCACAACTACATAACAAGTATATGAAGTTTCATAATCAATATACTAATCTATTA